GACGAAAGTTGCAACTTTTATCTATATTAGGAGGATTTTCAGAAATTGGAAAAAACACAAGTAAGAAATCTACTGAAAACTTTGCGATTGAGATATCCAGAGTACTACGCAAGAAAAACAAAAAAAGAAATTATTGATATTTTTAACTCTTTTGTAGTCACACTTGCAGATGTTGATCAGATTGCAGTAGCAGGAGCGTTAGATAGTTACTTCAAAAGTGGCAACTCAAACTATCCTCCTACAGCTGCACAATTAAAGTCAAAGGTCATGGCAATGCCTGAGTATATGTGGGGGCAGATGCTAGAAGAAAAACAACAGCCATTAGCAATAGCTGGAACACAGAGAACAAGAAGAGAAATATTGCAAGATTGTGCTGTACTGATTGCAATGTATGACGCCGATACGAAAGAAGAACTAATCGAATGGTGGAACACATACGCAGATCCAGATAATCCACTAACAGATGAAGAAATAGAGAAAGTGTGGGAACACAAAAATGAATTTAGATAATGGAAATATTAAAAACATCAAAAAAATACTACATGAAATTGAGTTGATAAACCTTACTCTCAATGATTTAGAAGCAGTTGAAAATGACACTTGCAAGTTAGAACTGAAAGGAAAAATGACCTTTATTGCACTCGAAGAAGAAGAAAAAAAGGATATTCTTGCAAAAGTACGTACTCGGCTTGAATACGATAAGTCTCAACTTGCGAGTGCGCTTGGTGAATATGTGGATCATAGTACAACGGATTGGAGTGAAGAATATGGAAATCAATAACGAAAATAGAAAATGCATATTCAAAAAAGAAGTATATACATTTCATGGTTTTTACCAGGAAAGCAATGTAATTCCTCCATCACCATTAGTAGGCGGACATAGCGGCGGTGTAATCGCTTATCCAGTTGCAATTATTGAAGATAAAAAAGGAAAGTTGATGGAAGTTGAAGCAACATCTATTCAACTTAAGGAGAATAAAGAGTGAACTACGAAGACCCATACAGAGAAGATTTGCAAGTGATTGATCGTGAGCTGCGTAATCACTACGAATACAAGAAACAACTTGAAGAAGTTAATGAGCGCATCGCCGAGATTGATGCGCAGCTTACTTCGATTGGTAGTCCTAGAATCATGAGCCAAGAAGAGGCAAAGTACCAGAAGGGGACAAGGATTTATAGCGATATTAACATGTTGGAATTGTTCCAAGAACAAGACCAGTTAATCAAGCAGAAGCAAGACCTGTTATACTTGATTAGCCGTGTGCAGGTGAAATTGAATAAGCTGAGCGATGAGGAGCTGAAACTTATTGAGCAGAGGTACAAGTATAAAAAGACTCTAAGGGAATTGGCAGTAGAGATGTGCAGCAATAAGGACAGCGTAAATAAACATATTGAACTTGTTTTAAGCAGATTATCAAGAATGTGATATGATATGGTTGTCTTAGGAGGACTAGCATATGGAAAACGAAAGGATGGAGGAATATATTTTAGATAAGAATGAATTAGTGAATTATTTAAAATATTATCATTGTCAAAAATTCAACAAGCCAATTACCCCTATAAAATTACAAAAGGCTTTATATTTTTTATTCGCATTTTGGGCAAAGTTTGTAAAAATGTCAAAAAAATCTGAAGCTGAGTATCTATTCGAAAATTTATCACCTAGTTTATTTCAAGCGAATTTTGAAGCGTGGGCTTATGGTCCTGTTGACCGTCAAGTTTATGATTCTTTTAAAACTGAAGTCGGAAAACATTTTAATACCAATGAAGCTATTAGATTTAGAAAAAAAATGAATGGGACAGTTGAACTTTTCTTTGCGGATTATTTGGATAGAATTTTAAATACTGGTGATTTTAGTTTAGTTGATTTGTCACATGAAGACTCATGTTGGAAGAATCATTATGATAAAAATGATTTTTATCATAGCTCTGAAATACCTTCAGAGGAGATAATTGAAGAATATGGCAAAAAAATCTCATAAGTATCAATTACCTAATAGGACATTTAATAAAAACCCTAGTAACGAAAACAATAAGGCACAATTGAATGTGCCTTATTCGCTTCATACGAATAATACGCTTTCGGTTGAAAATGCATTGTCACGTCGTACATTAGGGGATGGTGAAGAATACGATGTTGTTTTCAAAAAACATCACAGTATAGATTTTAAGGAACAAAAATTCAACAATTATGTTAAATCAAATAGTAGAAGAAATCCTGAAAATGTGGATATTTATAAGCTTATTGAAGATATAACACCATGCAAATGTAAATTAGATGAGTTGGGATTTGAAATTGGTTATTTGGATGATTCAGATAAAACAACAAATGAAAAAAGAGGACGCTTTATTAAGATTTTTAGAGATGGCTATAATTGTTATTATGAACCGACAAAACTTATAAAATGTAAAATTTCCAACACTAAATCTAAACTAAGATTTGTCTTGCTGGTTGAAAAAGAAAAGAAGAAGGCAGAGATTATGTTATTGGATCCAAACCATCTACTTGCAACAAAAATATACGATGACTACGAGCAGTGTTCGAGCAATAATAAGTTTGATGTGTATAATTTGTAAAAATAGACATGTCTATTGAAAAAATGCAGTATAATGGGCGTAGGCGAAATCATAAGCAATCAGCTTGTGGTTTTTTTTCGTATGCACATTCGAAGCTATCAGCTTAACATTTGAAATCACCCTAAAAAACTATTCATATGAGTACTCCTTTTGTGTTTAAACTTTCCATGTACTAGCTTTCCGGCTGATAGTTTCCAATGTGTGTATGACAACGACGTAGAAAGGAGTTGATCAGGTGTGTCACGAGGTAAATACAAAGACTGGCTAACAGGCGATGGGCTGATAAAGCTACAAGGCTGGGCGCGTGACGGGTTATCTGATGAACAGATAGCCCACAACATGGGAATCTCAAGAAGTACGCTGAGCGAGTGGAAAAATAAATACTCGGACATTGCGGACACATTAAAAAAGACTAAAGAGATTGTGGACCGTGAAGTGGAAAATGCTTTGTTCAAACGTGCAATGGGCTATAAATATGACGAAGTAACATATGAACGTGGAGAAGAAGTCAAACGTGTAACGAAAGAAGTGGCGCCTGATACAACTGCACAGATTTTTTGGCTGAAGAATCGTAAGCCAGCAGAATGGCGCGATAAGATTGAGCAGCAACAGACTGTAACGATACAAGATGACGGCTTCCTAGAGGCGCTTAAAGGAACGATTCAAGACGACTGGGATGAAACAAGCTAGTACTTTTAAGTTTAGGCCTTTTAGTCGGAAGCAACGTCAGATTCTAAACTGGTGGATGGATGAATCACCAGTCAATGACTACGACGGAATCATTGCAGATGGGTCGATTAGAGCAGGGAAGACTGTCGGCATGTCTCTGTCATTCGTAATATGGGCGCAAGCATCGTTTACAGGCGAGAACTTCATCATGGCCGGTAAAACTATCGGCTCATTCAGGCGTAACGTTCTAAGCCCATTAAAACGCATGCTAGTGGGCAGAGGATATAGCTACGAAGATAAGAGAAGCGAAAACTTGCTAGAAATTAGCAAAGGCGGAATCACAAACTACTACTACATTTTCGGTGGCAAAGACGAAGCATCGCAGGACTTGGTACAAGGTATTACAGCTGCAGGTGCTTTTTTTGATGAAGTCGGACTGATGCCTGAATCATTTGTGAATCAGGCTACTGCAAGATGTTCGGTCGATGGTTCAAAGTTCTGGTTCAACTGTAACCCAGAAGGTCCAGACCATTGGTTTAAAAAGAACTGGATTGATAAGGCAGAAGAAAAGAACGTTCTTTATCTGCACTTCACGATGAAGGACAATTTGAGCCTTTCTGAGCGCATCCGATTGAGATATGAACATCAATACTCTGGTGTCTTCTACAAGCGCTATATTGAAGGCCTATGGGTGCTAGCAGAGGGATTGCTATTTCCGTACCTGGCAGAGGAACCAGACAAGTACATTTACACAGAAGGCGAGTGGGCTTTCTCAAAGCTCGTCATGGGTATAGACTTCGGTGGCAATGGATCCAAAACAACGTTCGTTTTAACGGGCTACATGAACGGGTATAAGGAGTTCAAGGTTCTTGAAGAATACGGTCTGCCGTTGACATCAACGATTGGCAGTGAAGAAATATGCAATGCGTTTATAGCATTCTACAGATTGGCCATTGAGAAATATGGTCGAGTTGACTGGATTTTCCCTGATAGCGCCAGTACGACCATGATTAACAGTTTAAGAGCCGCAGCAATCAAGAATGGGCTAAATGCACGAAACATCAAGGGCTGTCGTAAGAACGAAATAAAAGACCGTCCGCGTTTCGTTGACATGCTGCTAACATCAGGGCGGCTTAAGTTTAGTGCTGAATGCACTGATGTATTGAAGGCTTTAAGTAGCCTAGTATGGGATGAAAAGAAAAAAGACATCCCAGAAGATAAGAACATAAACAACTGTAACGACTGGTATGACGCATTCTGTTATACCTTTTTAGATTTCATAGAATTTATAGACCTTAGGAGGTAACGAATGGATAAAGCAGCATTGCAATCACCAGCCTTTCAGAAATTGAAAGAGTTAAAAATAAACTACAACGAGCGAGCAGCGAATATAATCAAGAACTGCTACGACTGGTACTCCAATAACGATGTGGATGGTTTTCATTCGCGGACTAACCTAAACGGAGTAAGTGTAGACGTTGCACAGTTGGGATTTGCTAAGCGCCTTTGCGCTGACAATGCTAATCTGTGTGAAATTGTAGAAGTTAACGCAGGTGAAAATAAAGCAAAGTTTGAAGGCGTTCTGGAGCTCTTACGAACTAACAAGTTCGGGAAGATGTACCGAAAGCAGCTAGAAGAAATGGCCGCAACTGGTACAGTCGGCGCATACGTTAGACTTGAAGGTGCAGAAATCTATGACGATGGTAAGGTCAGAGGTGGAGACATCAAAATTAACTACGTGTCCTCTAACTGCATCGTGCCGATTAGAGTAGAGAATGACGAAATCATTGATTGCGCATTCTTAGGTAGTGGCTACTTAAACGGCGAACAGTTAACAACGCTGGTAGTCTTCAGAAAGCATGACGACAAGTACACAGCAGAGTCATACTACTTCAATGCTGACAGCGAACTAACGGATAAGGCTACAATGCTGCAGCTTGGTGAGGTTAAGCCATTTGCAATCATGAGAACCGCCGAGGTAAACAACTTCGATGGCATGCAAGGCTATGGTTATCCAAAGTTATACACAGCAATTCCATTCTTAAAAACAATCGACCTATGCTATTCTGTGCTATTCGGTGACTTGGATAAAGGACAAAAGCTCTTATTCATTAACGAGATAATGGCCAGTATGCAGAAGGACCAAAACGGCAACAGTTTCCTAACACAGGAGCAAAAGAAACTCTTTATCTTGCTGGGTGAAAAGCTGCCAGAACAGAAGGAACTCATCTACGAGTACAATCCTGAAATCAGAACGGCACAAATAAAGGAAGTCTTTAATTTATGCTTGAGTCTTTTATCTCTCTCGTTTGGTTATGGTTCCAAGAAATACCAGCTTGAAAGTGGTGAAATCAAGACTGCCACGGAATACGTAGGGCAGCGCCAGGACTCCATGCAGGAACTGAATAAGCAACGTGTAGAGTCAATCGACTACATCACAGACCTAGTTTACGCGTTAATCTGGTTCCACAATACATTCAGTGATGAAACAGAATGGTCGATGGAAGAAGAAATCCTAGTGGAGTTCGACGATAGCTACGTTACTGATAAAGCGACAGAGCTAGATGGCTGGCGCAACGATGCATTGAGTTTTCCGGATGTATTGGAATTCAAAATTCAGTACATCATGAAGCGCCTAAACTGCGAGCACGAGGAAGCGGTTAAGTATTTAAACACGACAACGCAGGACGACAACACAGACCTAGAGGACTAGTCAATGCTATCTGAAGAACAGATTGAGCTGTTAGGTGACAAGTACCTAGTTGGCCTATATCAAGAACTGGAGCGTGAGGTGTTACAAGATATCGCACGAAGAGTCAGAAAGACCGAACGACTAACCGAGACCGCCGAAATCATGGCCAAGTCAATGCGTGAGAACGGGTACAGCGCAGCAGAAATCCACGCGGAAGTTATGAAGAAACTGAACGCAACTCCAGAATACAGACGCATGATTGCGGAGAACACCTACGCATACAAGCAAGAAGTAAAGCAGAAGATATCCGAAACGGTTAAGACTGCTAAAGAGGCTGGTGACAAGTTAATCGGCGAAGCGGGAGAGATGGCTTTCAACGAAGACCTATCCATGTGGGAACAAGGCGGTGTTGATCTAAAACAACCGAACTCTATGAAGCAAATCACTGATGGTTTTAAGTCACAAGCAAAAAATGACCTAAAGAATATTAGTGGAACAACCGCATTCAAGAGTCCGCTGCTAGGCACTGTCAAAACTGCCGAAGCATATCAAAGGTCGCTGGACCTAGCATTGCTGAAGGTGTCTACTGGCACATACAGTTATCATCAAGCATGTGATGATGTGATAAAAGAGTTCACTAGAAGCGGCCTTCGTACCGTTGACTATGCAAGTGGTAGAACTTATCAAGTCGATACGGCCGTGCGCATGATCGTGCGTACATCAACTGCTCAGCTGGCAGGAAAGATAACGGAAGCAAACTGCAAGACTACAGGGCAAGACTTAGTAATCATCAGCCAACACATGGGCAGCAGAGATACACATGCAGGCTTTCAAAATAAAGTGTTCTCTATGTCTGGAAAATCAAAGAAGTACCCAGACATCCACGCTCCACTCGGTGAAGGTTGTGCATACGGTAGACCTGAAGGTCTACAGGGTCCAAACTGTACGCACATGTTCTATCCATTTTGGGAAGGAATCAGCGAAATTCCTGAACCACTGAAAGAGCCTGATCCAGTAGAGTACAAAGGCAGAACCTACACACGCTACGAAGCGACGCAACAGATGCGCGCTATGGAACGCGAAATAAGAGCGTTAAAGCGTGAAAAGTATGTGGCCGATGAAAATGTCGACCGTAATCAAATCGCTGCACAGATACGCGCAAATAAGGCTGAGTACATGCGATTTAGTGAAGCAATGAACCTCAAGCCTAAAGAAAACAGACTATTGGTTGGCGGTGAGCGAAGCAAGTGGCAAAATGTGCTTAATGAACTCAGTCAGCACAAGAAAGGCAATAAGGTCCTTATCACTGATGTAGCAATTCAGAAGGTAAAGCGAGTAGAACTGAGTTACATGACTGACGAACAGGCTGAAATGCTGGCGAAAGCTCACCGTGATTTACTTAAATTTTCTATGATTCATAACAACAGTAACGAGGTGGCTCAAATCATTTCTGTCAACAAGGCTATACAGACTTCCTACGCAGCCGGCGACATGGAGTCTATAAATGTGGAGGCGAATACAGATATGTACCATTTGCTTAGAACATCAGAACCGCAAAGCTTAGAATTATTACACAACCATCCTGGTCTCTCTTATTTTTCTTTGCCGGATATACGATTCTTTTTGAAATATGACAGTATCAAGACGATGACTATCGTAACTAATAAAGGGAATGTTTGGTATATAAACAAAACAGAGAAGTATGATAGGAAATCGGTATATGCATTACTTAGAAAATTGGCAAATTCCGAAACAAAAATAGATTACGATGAACTTATTGAAAAATTCTTAAAACAATCGTACAATCTAGGCATAGAAAGGAATTGATACTATGCTCGACGGAGAAAATCCAACAAAAGAAGAATTAATTAAGTATCTTGATGAGGAAATAGCTAAACTTGAAACTGAAGAGCAAAAGGCCAGTTCCTCAAAAAATTAATTAATCCAATTAAGCACTCTAAATAGGGTGCTTTTTTAGTTAAGTTGATTAAGACACTTCAAATTGAGGTGTCTTTTTCATATCCCACACCGCGGAAAGCGCGGTATAGAAAAAATTTAAGGAGGAAGAAATGAAAGATTTTAAAGAGATTCTAAAACAAGCTGGAATAACTGTTACAGACGAACAGCTAGCTACAGTTGAAACAGAAATGAAGGCGAACTACAAGCCGATAGCAGACTACAACAAACAAAAAGAAAAGTTGGATGCATCGGACGAAAAAGTTAAGACGTTGACTGCATCACTTGATAAGTTCAAGGATGTAGATCCAACAGCCTTAACGCAAACGATTGAAGACCTTAAGGGCCAACTAACTCAAAAGGATGCAGAGTTTGCACAGAGATTAGCAGACCGTGACTTCGATGATTTGATTAACACGAACATCAACACACTAAAGGGCAAAAATGCCAAAGCAATCAAGGCTTTACTTGACGTTGATACGCTGAAACAATCAAAGAATCAGGCTGAAGACATTAAGACAGCGTTAGAAGCTTTACAGAAGGCTGACGACTCTGCCTTTTTATTTGAGTCAACACAGCCGCAATCACAAGGAAACTTCAATCCAATTGGTGGAATTTCAACTCCACCAGCGCCATCTAACTATTTAGATGAGCAATACAAAAATAACCCTTACTACAAGAAGGGATAGAAAGAGGAAATTAAAAAATGCCAGTTATTTATGGACAATTACACGTTGATGAGAAGTACAAAGCAACACTAGAACCAAACTTATACCACAAAACACCATTTGCGGATGGTAGAACATTCACTTCTAAGTATGAAGAAGGTGCAGCAGGTGGAATCTTCGTTCGCAAGTTAGGCACTTCAGCAGTTGAAGTAGGCACACCAGGTCGCGACTTCGTGGATGAAGCGTCTAGAGATGACCTAATCCCAGTTGTATTCAACAATAACTTTCAGAAGTCAAAGAAGATCTATGGCGTACAGGCTGCAGCAGTTTCTACACCATTGGCAAATGAATCCTTAAAGGCGGCAAACGAAGAAGTTTCTGAAGGCTGGACACTATCAGGTTTAGCGTGCTTGATCAATGAAGGTAAGGCCGCAACAGCAACAGACGCTATCACAGCTAAGACTGTTAAACAGGCAGTTATTGACGTTCGTAAGGAAATCGTAACAGCTAAGGGTTCAGCTGACGTTATGTTATGTTCTCCAGAACTCTACGCAACAATCTTAGAACAAGCAGGCTCCGAATTCGTACCACAGTCAAATGAATTCACAAACGCTACTGGCCAAGTTGGTAAGTGGTTAGGATTCACAGTATATGAAGTTTCTGCATTAGCTGAAACACAGGGCAAGTACTACGATTCTGCTAACGCATTGAAGACGGTACCATTCGCTAAGGTAGATTTCATCATGTACAATCACGAAGCATTATCAATCATCCCTAACTTCTCAGTTGCACGTATCGTTGACTCCGAGAACTTCGCCGGTTCTAAGGCACAGGTTGAATTGAACACTGCGTTCAAGGTTACAAACCAGGCTTTAGTACGCGTACGTAAGCACGTTTAATCAAAAGATTAACAGAAGGGAGTGGAACATATGAGCCTACTAACATGGGAGCGTTATCGCTCCCTTCATGACATTGTTTCTGAAGATAAATTCGATAGAGCAGAAAAGCAAGCAGAGAGTGAAATCCGTAACGTTATGGGAGTTATCCATTACACAAACTGGGTAGC